TGCGGCGTCGGGGCGCCTGGCGCCATGCCGGCCTCGGCCATGGCCGTCTCGCTGCGGATCTTGGCAGCGTCGGCTAATGCCTTCTCGGCCTGCGCATTCTTGAGAATGATGTCGGCGCGCGCGAGCGGGTCGTCGAGCGGGTTCGGCGGCGGTGGCGGCTGCGACTCGGGGTCGTCGGGATCGGCGAGAATAGCCGGCGGAATCGTGTTGCGCAGCCGCTTGGCCACGTCCTCAGCGCCCGGGAAGTCGAGAGCCTTGGCGATGAGGTCGGGCGCGATCTGCGCCACCTGCGGGACCGCCTGCGCAAACTGCAGCATCGAGTCCGCGGTCTCCATCCGCTTGGTCGAGTAGCTCGGGCCGATCGTCACCCGCACGTCGAAGCGGGCCGTGCTCAGATCGTTGATGACCATGGACATGCCGTCGACGGTCATGATCGTCTTGTTGATCAGCTCGAATTCTTCGGAGTCGTCCTCGCCCATGATGCGGATCACGCGCTCGTTGTCGTAAACCTTGGGGATCAGGTCCACGAGGATGCGGCCGCAGTGCTGAAGCGAGCGGTCTAGATTGTCGATGAAATGGTAGTTCGCAACGTCGCCCTCTCGCTGCCGAGCAATGATGGCTCGGCCCGAGGTTTCGTTGCTGCGCGCGCCGAGCCCGGCATCGAATATGCCTGTCGTCGCCTTCATGTCCTCGGCGGCAATTGTCGCCTCTTGCATCAGCGCGGACGGCATCTCTGGCGGATGCTCGCGCTTCGGGCCGCCGGGCATGTCCTTGTCGGGCTTGTACGGCAAATACGGCCGATTCTTGGTGTTGGCCGTGTCCCAAATGCGCTTGATGTTCTCGTCGCCAATCATCGTCGTGGTGACGAGGTAAGGCGACTTCGGCGCGAGCGCGATCATCTCGGCCGTGCCGGTGCGGTAGTAGTTGTAAAGCTGCTGAGGATCGCGGGCGAAGCGGATCAGGCCGTAGCGATAAACCTTCTGATCGAGCGGGATCTCTGCGCCGATGACCGGCACCAACGGGATGTGCTTGCCCGGCCACTCGTGCGGGCCCGATAAAACCGCGGTCCCGCTGCACAAGTACATCTCGACTCTGTGAGCCGTAAACGTGCGCTCCCGCACGATTGGCGGCAGAAACGCCCGGTCGGCTTTCTTCATCCCCGTGAGGTCGATCGTCTCGCCGGTCTGCGTCAGCCCGATCGTCTTCTGATAGGGCTTCTTGCACCAGTACTCGGCAACCCGCACTGCGTCAGACGTGGTCCAATAGAGCCGCGACGAGCTCCCGTCTGATGGCCTGTCGACGTTGTCGAGCGACGCCTCGGGAAACCGCTCCTTGAACGTCTCTCGCGGCACCATTTCCGTGACGATGATCCACATCGCGTCCGACCGATCCGGCGCGATGGCGGCCGGGTCGCAGTAGACGCTCAGCGGGTGAGGAATGGTCTCGATCTTGATCTCTTGATCAAAGGCGCTGTCGTCTACGTAGTCGGTGGTGACGCGGAACCAGCCAATGCCGCAGCTGGCCTGATGCTCCGCCGCGGTCGAGAACACGTGATGCGCGCCGCTCTGGTACTGAATCTGTTTGATGATGCCGTTGTAGATCTTGGCGAGCTTCGGGTCGCTGTTGTCGTCGACCGGAGCGACCTTGATTCCGAGATCCGCCTGCCTGATGTCGTTGGTGACCTGGCGGAGGAACTGAGGCAGCCGATTGATCGTAAGCATCGGCCGACGCTGGCTCTCGCGCTCGCGGCGCACATCGTCGGGCCACTGGTCGCCGGCCAAAAACGCCAGATCAATGGCGGCTTCCTCGCGGTTCTCCTTCTCCTGCGACCACGCCTGCTCGAGGCGGTCCCTGCACGCTTTGACAATGCTCTCCTTGTCGGAAAGCTTGCCCGTCTCGCGCTTGGCCGATGCGTCGACGTAAGCTGCCATCACGCCCCCAGCCACGAGACGGACGGAGCGCCTTCGCCCCAATCGATTTCGGGTTGCTGCACAATAGGCTCGGCAAACGTCAAAGCCACAGCATCCCATTCGTCAGGCGAGCGAACGCCGCGTTTCCGCATATCGTCTTTGCTCTCGAGCTGCACGCGAGTCAGGCTGTCGTACTTGTAGCCAGGGCCGCAGGCGTCGGCCTGCAGCGCGTCGCTGTCGTCGATATCCGCCCCGCCCACGTCGTCGAGCCAGTCGCGCGACTTGCCCCACATCTCGGCACGGCGATTGACGTAGCCGCCTTTTGGCTTACCGTTTTCGTCAGTCGGGGGCGGCTCGAGCGGAGCAGAGCCAAAGTTGATAGCGCGCACGGTTTCGACGTAGCCCATCTCATGCAAGCGATCGACGATCGCAACACCAGCGCCACCCACATCGACAAACATGCGCGCGGGCTTCTCCGTATCGATAACCTGCTTGAGCCAGCCGACCTGCTCCATGGTCGAAAGGCCCATTTTGGACTCGACGCGCGCTTGCCTGCCGCGGCGGCGCGCAAGCGAAGCGCGGTCTTTGCCCTTCCAGTTCGGATCGTAGCCCATGACGAGCGGGCCAATTGGCTCACACTCGGCTTTGCGAGCACGCAGCACAGCCTCGGCCTTGATGAAGCTGTCGTGCCCTGTCGTTTGGAACGCCTCGGCCGCTGTGGCCGGGTATTCCTGTTTGAACAGGAGCGGGTCTTTGAGCTCCGCAATTTTGTTGCGGCGCCAGACGATCTGCTCGAGATCGACCCCGTGCAGGGTCATGTACTCGCGCTCATCCTCGTCAGGCTCGAAACCTTCCGGGACCGCGCGGCGGTACTCGTCCTGCCAGAACCACGGGATGAACACCGCGATGTAGTCGCCGATGCCGGCCTCGGCTTGCTGCCAGCGCTCGTGGAACTCGCCGCCCACACCGTTTGCCGTGCTCTCCAGAACGATCTCGGTGCCGGGCAGATCGGGCACCGCCTGCACTACGCCCGCGAAATGCGTCGGCGCGTTGGGCCAGAACGCCACCTCGGAGCCGTGGAACAGCTGGATCGTCTGTGACCGGCCGACAGCCTTGGTGCCGGCCGTGCCGACCGCATAGCCGCTTTCCAGCTTGTCGAAGTAGAGTTCTTTGGCGTTCGATGCGCCGGTGTGCGGCTTGACGAGATCGGGGCAGTGCTCGTGATACCGCTCGACCATCGCGAACAGGTTGTCGGTGGCGTCCTGCTCGTGAGTCAGGATGAAGGTGCGGATGCCGCGGCCGTGCGTCGTGCGCCAGTAGAACCGGCCGGCAATGTAGGTGCTGATGCCCTGCTGGCGGCCCTTGAGCACCAGCGCACGAACCCGGCCCGTCCTGGCAATCTGATCCTGCAGGCAAGCGTGAAGGTACAGCTGCGCTCTGTTGAGCGCGAACGGCTGATTGCCGGCGCGCGGGTCTTTTGGCCTGATCTTCAGGCAGCGCGCCGCGTAGTGCGGGAGGTCGTCTTTGAGTTTCTGCCGGATCGCGCGCTCGCGATCGGATAAACTGCTCATTCGAGGTCGGCCAGCGCCTTCTCATGCGGGATCACGCGCATGTTTACGTCAGTTTGCTCGCGCCAGTCGTCGCGGAACCGACAATTCATGTTCTTCTGCCAGACCGTGCCGTTGAACTTGTCGGACACCATGCCAACACGTCCAGCGCTCTCCCACCACGCTTGGCACTCTGTCTCCGCACGTGAACATGCGTCGGAAAACTCCTCATGCGCGGCCTTCCATTCATAAATGGATGACTTGGCGACACCGAAAGCCGACGCCCATTCGGCCACGCCTTTTCCTTCGCTGCCCATCTGCACGACGCGCTCGCAAAACTCGGGCTTGTACTTGGATGGGCGGCCACCTGGGTGGCGCTGAAGATCGTTACCGTCTGTGCTCATTGTTTCACGTGCAACAGTTAGGCAGCCTTGAGCATCTTGCCGAGTCTGGCCCGCCACTCGTCATCGACGACGACAGTGGTGGAAGACACTGGCGGAGCGAAGCGCGGCTCGACAGGTTGAACGGGCTTGGCGTCGTTGGCGGGCGTGGGCTCGATGTCGTCCTCCGGCCTACGGCCCATGCGGCAGGCGAGCGTGAG